TCAAACAAGCTAGAAAAGCTATGAATGCTGGTAATATTAAAGCTGCTAAAAAGATTGCTTCTCCTTATATAGCTGAAAAATTAGCTAAACAATTAAAGTCTAAATAATGACAAAAAGCGAATTAAGAGATAAAATTAAAGCCCTTGTACAACAAACGTACAAAGCTAAGACCATCGACTTAGATAAAGGTGGTGAGGTTACTCTTGACGCTGAAAAATTTCCGGTTTTAACTAAATTTCCAAAACTTAAAGAAGTAATCATAGATCTATTAACAGATCAATATGAGGTCTTTATGACAGGTATAGAGTGGGTAGCACCACGACCAACAACTTTCCGAATTGTACTTGGTAATGATGAAAACTTTATGTTAATTTATACCGATAGAAGTTGGATTGCTCAAGTTGAAGGTAAAAAATATTATTTGTTAAACCTGGGGGAAGAAGAGCAAGCTGCCCAAGCAATTTCAAGAATTTTAGCATATGGTCAAAAAGCAGAAACCACAGAAGAAGGCGGCGCCGAAGCAGCAGCAACCCCAGCCGAAGAAACAGGGGAAGAAGAAGTAACAGCATCAGCTGAAGAAGAAACAACAGCTTAATTTATGGATGTTTTAGACTTATTTTTGAAAAAATTTTCTTACAAATTTCCAAAAGGATATCCTGACATGAATAATGAGCAGGATATTCTTTTATTGGAATCATTATTAGAAAATTTAGGTATTAATATTAAAGTAAATGAAGGTTTAACTCCGGCTGAATTACAAAAAAGAGAACCTCGTATTCCTAAATTTATAGAAAAATTATTTAATGATAGTGCTTTCGAATTAGAAGATGGAGGAACTATTGTTTTAGATAAAGTTACTATTGATGGGGTAGATTTTGATAAAAATTCATCTCAAGACGATATTACCCAAGCATTAAATAAAGCCAAAAAAATCACAATTACCGGAGATTCAGATGGAACCTCAGTTACTTTACCCTCAGGAAAATTAAAAAAATCTGCTGAGTTTGGTGGTGGTAAAGGTTCTGGTGGTGGTGCGGCAAATACAGCATTAGCTGAATCTGCTCAAGCGGTTGTTAATGCTATAAGATATAATGTTTTAGGAAAAGATATATCAAAAGAAGATTTAACTCCTGAAAATTATTCTAAAGCTAAGTCAACATCTGCTACCACAAACAATATAGAAGAAATAGAATTATTTTTAAATTCAAACCCAGATTGGATGATATCTTCTATTTCAATAGCTAATAAATTAGCTTCATCATATCCTGGTAATTTTGAATTTCATAGAGGTTCAGCTTTTGTAGATAAAATTAATGATGCTGCTAAAATAGCATTAAAAGAAGCAGGTGAAACTGGAAATATAAATAAATGGAATCCTGCTGATATTTGGATGGTAAATCCTGAAGCTAAATCAACAGAATTTCCAACAGAAATAAATGCGTTAAATGCTTTAATTAAAAAATTATTTGATGCTAATAAATTAATAGGAGTATCACTTAAAAAAACATCAGATGCTAAAATTGATGTTGTTAATGATTCCCCTAAAAAAGAATATACTTACGAAAGTGTTACTTCAAGTCCTAAATCAAAAGATGCCTACATAAATTATAATGATGGTAAGATTCAATTTAGAACATTTGAAAATATGTCTGGTTTCCAAGGTGAAATTATTGGAGCTGAAGCAAAACACGGTAAAGTATCTTTAGGATTAGTAAACAAATTATTAGAAAAATCAGGTTTATCTCAAACTAAAGATCCAAGCGAAGTAAGAAATTTAGTAAAATCACCAACCCCCGAATTCGAATCAGAATTTAAAACATTATTTGAAAAACATACTCAAGGTAATTTTGAGGAATTTTATAAAGAAGCAGGAGATGATAAAAAATACTCTAAGTATTTAGCACTTAATCTTATAGATATAGTATCTTCTGCTCCAAAAAGACAAAGAAATATTTTTCTATCTTCATTAATCAACTATGCTAAAAGCCAGAGTGAAATGAGTTCTGTATTTATTAAAGCATATTAATATTTATAACATATGTGTAGCTGCGGATGTAATACTTGTGATACCAAAAAACCTGCGCTTATGCTTAATGAAAGTGTAGCGCCGCGTGAGATACTGTCTGAGGGTTTAAAATACCATATAGACAATAAAAAACCGCTTACTGAACATGTATATCGTGCGGGTTCATCAAATTATTTTAATTTATGGGCTGAAGCAAGAGCATTGTATTCCCGTGGTATCCTTGAAATAACTAATGAAGACGATTTAGGTATTTTATTAGAAACAGATTTAGGTCATTTTGCTCTATATGAAGGTAAAAAAGTACCTTTAGATTTTATTTTTGAAGAAATCGAAGAGGAATTAGACGAAGCTAAAGCAAAACCTAAAAAGAAAGATCCACCAATTGGAAAACCAAAACGTGGTGGTTCTAAAAAGTTTTATGTTTATGTTCGTGATCCTAAAACTAAACGTGTTAAAAAAGTATCGTTTGGTCAAGCAGGAATGTCTGCTAAAATTAATAACTCAAAAGCAAGAGCAGCTTTTTCTAAAAGACATAATTGCCCTGCTAAAACTGATAAAACAAAAGCATCATATTGGTCATGTAGATTACCAAGATATGCCAAATTATTAGGATTAAAATCAAACTTTAGTGGATTCTGGTAAACCATATACTGACATAGAAGTTACTGATAGCTACATTATTCGTGAATTTAACGAAAATATAGATCCAATAGAACTTTTATGGCATCGTGATGATGAAAATAGAACAGTTGAGATAATTGGTAAAACAGATTGGAAAGTTCAATTAGATAATCAATTACCGACTTCTATGAATGATCCAATATTTATACAAAGACATGAATGGCATAGAGTCATTAAAGGAACAGGAACATTAAAATTAAAAATACATAAATCGTGAGACAAGCAGATACATTTGATTTAAGAAAATTTTTAGCTGAAGGACAGTTAGAAAAAAACTTACACGAAGTTGATATTAATTTAGATGATAAAGAACAAGCAGTAGTTGATGATGTTAAAGACGAAATGTCTTCAATATTAAAAACTATGGATACTGAATTAGAAAAAGCATCAAAATCAACAAACGAAGGTTTATTAACAGTAGCAAGTATTGCTATTGCCTTACCAGCTATTATGGGATTAGTTGCTAAATTTGGTAAAGCAGCTGGTACTATGGTTAACAAAGTATTAGGTAAAAAACCAACAGATCAAGATGCTTATAATCAGTGGGTGACTAAATTAGGTCATATAGCAGATGAATTACATCATTTATATATGGCACCTTTAGAAGCTATTGTTAAGAAATTTGTTAAAGATCCTGTTAAAGCTAAAAAAATATCAAGTGGTATTTTCCATGTAATAGTAGCTACTTTCCTAATAGCATCAGGCGTTACCGCAGTAAAAGCTTTACAAGCTAAAAATTTATCTTTAGCTACTTTAGAAGGAGCTTTAAGTGCAGTTAAAGGAGGAGAAATAAAACAATTCATTTCAGGACTCTTTTCAGCTTAATATGTATAATAAATTAATATAAAGAAACTATGCCATTTTCATTTTTATGTGATACACAAGGATCAGTTCAAGGAATAAGCGGTATTACCTTCCCCTCAGGACCTTTTAATGGAACCACAAACATTATAGGAGGATTAAGTAATGCTAGTATTGCTAACTGGGGTATCCAAATAGTTAAAACTAGAAATTTTGCTACTGATCCTTCAGCAGGTAACTGCTTTATAATTGCTCCAACATCAACCCAAGGTCAAATTAGAGTATATGCTTTTAGTCAAGCAAGTATATTAACTAATTTGTGGAGAGTCCCTGATGCTAGTGGAAGCCCAATTGTTCCTATAGGTACAACTTACAGTACAATAAACGATGTTAAAGTAGCTTGTGGAGCTGCTGGTGTGATTTATTACGACAATAACGGAATAGCCGTAAGTTAATTTATAGACGGATTCATAGCCCGTCGCTTTTCTTAAAAATTTTGACAGCTGTGGCGTCATCCAATTTGGAGACGCCACTTTTTTTATGTATATTTAATCATTAAACATTCGATAATAATATGAAGAAAATAGTAATTGTTGGAGCAGGAGTAGCAGGTGTAAACGCAGCAACAAAGCTCGTTGATAACGGTTATCCTGGTGAAATGATCACAATAATTGATATGGGTAAAGATCCATATCAACGTAAACCTGAAGAAGTAATGACAGGTTTCCTTGGTGCTGGAGGTTGGTCTGATGGTAAATTGACTTACCATACTGCAATTGGAGGACAATTGTCTAAATATTGTGGTGAGGATAAAGCAATGGAATTGATGGATCAAGTAATTACCAATTTTAAACGTTTTCACCCTAAACCTGAAGAAGTACAATGTTCAAATCCTGTTGAGGAACCTGAATTTATTAAACCATATTTTGGTTTACGTTTATTCCCCGTATGGCACGTAGGTACAGACTATTTATCTGAAATTGCTAAAAATTGGTACGATTATTTAGTATCTAAAGGTGTTAAATTCTTATGGGAACATAAAGTATCAAGTATTGATTTCAATAAAAATAATGTAATCATTCCTGATCCACAATATGATGGATTAAGTAATTTATATTTAAGTTATGATGAACTTATTTTTGGTGTAGGTAAATCAGGTATTGATTTCGCTCAAGAATTAGCTCAAGAATATAAACTTCCTGATGAACCCAAATCAGTACAAATTGGTGTTCGATTTGAGGCACCACAAGAACACTTCCAAAAACTAATCGATATTTCATATGACTTTAAGTTATATAGAAAATTTGATGATAAAGGAGTATCGTTACGTTCATTCTGTACAAATAACAATGCTGCTTAT